GATTACGGAAGATCAGCTTATCGCTCAAGAGCGTCAGAAGTTTGCGGAACAGGTAGGTGAAAACTTCTATGCACAGCAGGGTTTTCTTTCGGAAGCTAATCAAGCTGAACAGAGCTTTAAAAATGCTGTTATCAGCGAAAAAGCTAAATTCACTCAAGTCGTAACTGAAGAAAAAGACGCTCTAGCTATCACCAAAACAATTTCTTCATTAAAACTAGCGATAACCCCAGAGGATAAAGCCAATGCTCTAACTAGCTTGAAAGAACTTTACAACAACAGGTCGCAATATGCTCCTAATGTAAATGCCTTAACAGCTAGAGATGTTGGTAATGCAATTAGGTCTATTGCTAAAGACGACCCAGATAAAGCAGGTCAAGTGCTGGATGAGATTACTACTATGGTTATTACTCGGAGGGATGGAAGCACAGCTTCTTTTGGCGAAGTGCTTACTCCAGTAGTAGACGACCTTCAGAATCTTATTGATTCAGCAAAGGATAGGAACGGGCGTAACTGGGAACGTAATTATAGGGAGAAAACCTTTAAAGCTGGTATTGCTATTGATGAAAATATTGAAAAATTTGTAGAAGAAACACGAAAACCAAACGCAACGCTTACGCTATTAGATGATGCTATTATTCCTAGCATTGTAGAAGATGTGATGAAAAGATTTGAAGGAGTAAGCAGACAAGAAGTTGTTGAAATGACTACAAAGAAGCTTGCCGTTGTTTCAGCAGTAGACCAACAACAAGTAATTAACCACGTTTACAAATTGGCCAAAACAAACCCAGAGGAAGCACTTCAGTTTGTCAAAGATGCAGAAGGAGAAACTATTTCTTGGGAAGCCAGTAAACAGCTACAACAATCTTTAGTAAAGGCTAACGACAACTTGCAATTAATTAACAGCCCAGCTTCTAATTCGTATTATAAACTGCTGTCTGACGGCTTTAAAACAAATACAATGTTTAATTCTATGACGGAATCTGAACAAGAAGTATTTGTTTTCAACTCTAGGGCTGTTTTTGATTCTAACGTGGCCTCATTTATTGAAAGTCTTGACCCAGCGATGCCCAACACAGAAGTCAATAAGTTATTGCGTCAAGAGCTTCCTAAAATTACAGAGAAAACCAAAAACGATTTGTTTAAGGTGCAGAACCAAAAAGCTTTAGAAACACAAGCTTATTTAAGTTCTCGAATGGCAAATGAAATTAAAACTGGTGCTACAGACCCTAAAGTAAACCCAGTAGCCGAGTGGACAATTTCATCTCTTGTATTTCCTAGTTATAACCCAAACCCCACCGAGCTTCTTTTGTCTAGGCTGGGTAGGCTTGAACAACTACAAAATCAGCTAGATGTCACAGCCGAAAAAACAAAGCTCGAAGGATTTAAGCCAGAACAAGCGTTAAGGGAACAAAATGAACTTAAGCAGTTTATGGCTAATAAGTCGCAAACTTACTTAACGGAGGTCGCTAATATCATCAAGGCTGGTGGTTCTGAGGTAAGTCGTGTGTTTGGCGATGAAAACAACTCTGAATTTTATACTAACACGCCAGAACAAGCTGAAAAGTACAATGCCGACTATTTTAAAATCAAGAGTCGGATAGGCTTTTCGTCTACCGAGCTTTCCAGCGGTATTACTTCAGACGGGATTAAGTTCGACCCTAAGACCCTTTCGACTGATTCTACACTATTCTTCAAGTCTACCGCTGAAGCCAGAAAAGCATTTGATGACTATAAGAACGCAATCAAGACGGATGCTAACGGATTCACTACTTTTGAAGGCTCTGCTCAAGGATATTATATTCAGACTTTGGTTGACTTATATGGGATAAAAGACGAAGATGCTTTAACAGCGTTTATGAGTAACCAAAAACTCAAGCTACAGCTACTAGGAAAATAATATGGCTCTACCTTCATTTGACGAACTGCCCTCCTTAAATGCACCAGTACCTCCTATGGGTACAACAGAAACCGAAGTACCTATGGCTCCAGCCCCAGACGCAAAAGAGGGTGTTTTAGGGACAGCAAATAGACTTGGAACGGCTTTTTTACGAGGTGGAGCTAAAGGTATTGGTGAAATAGCCCAATTAGCCTCTTTCGGCAAGATTGATGACAATTTCTTGAATGTGTTTGGTGAAAGCCAGACTGGAGGCGAGGAATTGGCTGAAGGCATTGGTAACTTTGCTGTAGGCTTTCTCCCTGCTGTGGGAGTATTGGGTAAGGTTGCTACAGCCACTAAAGCACTTAAAGGCGTGGCTATGGCAGAAGCCGTGGGGTCTGCTCTTTCTAACAAGTTTTTAAAAGGAACAATCGCTGGAGCTATAACTGACTTTGGATTCTTTGATGAGCATACTAAACGGCTATCGAATATTGCTGAAGAGGCTGGAATTCCCTTTGCAGACATCTTGGCCCAAAGCGATTCTGACAGCGAGTTTGTTGCACGACTAAAATCGGCTTCAGAGGGGGTTCTTCTTGGTGGTGCAACAGAACTATTCATGGGTTCTGCTAAAGCCTTGTTTACGGCTAACAAAATGAAGCTGGCTGGTAAGTCTGCCAAAGAGGTTGTAGAGGTTCTTAAAAAAGACCCGTCTATCCAAGGGTCAATTAATATTCTACGTACTGCTGAAGAGGAAGCTTTAACTAAATCAAAGGCTGTTCCTGCCTTGGCTACCGAGATGCAACCAAACATGAAGAAAGGTACAAGACCAGACAGAGAACTTGGTGCTAACGCTGTCCCTGTACCTGTTACTTCTGCTCCTATTAGTGAAGCCCAGCTAGGAAAGTTGTTTAATGTGTACTTGTCGGGTAACGGAGACTTAGTGGGTGAAGATATTGCCCGTGAAGCCCCAGAGATTATTACAAGCATCAAGAATTTAAAGACGGGGAAAGAAGCTGAAGAGTGGTTTGGTTCGTTTGCTTCGGCTTTTGAAGGTTTTCTTAAGAACCGCAAAGGCGGGGTACTCCCAGACGCAGTAAGGGCTGAAAAGGGGCTAAACTACCTTAAAGAAACTCTAGATGCCCGTGGTTTTGAGACTATTCTAGGAGGTGCGAGGTCGTCTGCCCAGTTTGCCAGCCAGTTGCCCGTGCTAACAGAGGCTTACAAGGTAGCAAACACCCTATTCCACACCGCTTCAAAGAACGCTGTTGATGAGTTTCTGGCTGAAATGCCTAACTTTAAGGGTTTTGCTGGCACAGCCAAGGCTCTAGCTGGTGAACTTCCTCCTTCTGCTCGCAGTTTTCTTCAGATTTTGGAAGCCCAGAAAGCTATGTCTGGATATATCAAGCAGATTGGTGCTGGAGCTTCTAGGACGTTGCGGGTGTTTAGAAAAGACAACACAGCTCAAGCTATAGAAGAGATTCTTGGTTCTGGAAGAGAGTTTATTGGTAAGGATGCTCAAGCCTTGATGGGAGCTGTGAACTCAAAAGGCGGTTTAAAAAGACTTGAGGATTTGGCTATTAAAATTAAGCTGGCTGGCGACAACGAGGTTGCATTTACAAAGCTTGTAGATGGTACTCGTACTGGTTTAGACAGACTGGCTACCTACACAATCAACGCCATGTTAAGCAAGGTAAGCACATTTGCTACTATTCAGTTTGCCAGTAACAGCCTTACAAGCCTTTATTTACCTTTGGAACGTGCAACAGGAGCTTTGTTTAGGGGTGACCTAGCCGAGTCAAAAAACTCTTTACGAGTAATTGGTTATTACAATCGTTTAGCTGGGGAAGCCCGTAACTGGTTTGTAAAGTCTCTTAAAGAAGGACAAAGTTTTATTGGTTCTCAAAGTTCTGTTGCTGAAGCAGGTAAACAACAAGTTTTGGGTGGCGTGAAGTATCTCGAAACCAACGCTCCCATGCTTGCCAAAGCTCTAAATGGTATTGATGTGTTGCTAACCAGCCCTACTAGATTTATGCAAGCGGTAGATGAAGGCTTTAAACAACTTCATGTCCGTGCGTCTGCTTCTGCTTACCTTCATGGCGAGGCTTTAGAAAAAGGAATTAAAGACCCTGCTCAGATTGTTTCGTATGTTGAAGAAGGACTAGCAAAGTTAGTTACACAAGAGGGGGCATTAAATAGCGAACTGGCTATCCGTCAACAAGCCCAGCGTATCGGCAAAGCTAGGGGGCTTAACAAGTTTGACATCGCAGACTTAGAAAACAATATGGTTGCTGAATACCAACCTAAACTTTCTAGGATTGAAAGCCTAGCTAAAGATTTTAGCCAAGAAGCCACATTTACTAGGCAAGGCGTATTGAGTGCTGATGGTAAGACCTATGAAAAAGGTTTTTCGCAGTTAGTAAGTAATATTGCAAGTTCTTCTCCTTTGGTTCGCCTTGTTGCACTTCCTTTTGTTAATACGCCAATGAATCTAATGAAAATGGTTGGACAAAGGTTGTTTCCTAGCATCACTACAAATATTCCTGGAATTAGAGGATTTCATAAACAATTAATTAACGATCTAGCTTCTGGAGATTCAGCTAGAATGGCATCAGCAGAAGGACGCATCATTATGGGCAACCTGCTGTCTGTAGGAGCGTTGATGACCGCTGGTTCTGGTGCAATTACTGGTTCTGGCCCAAGAGACCCAGAGGAACTTAAGCTTCTTACTCAAACTGGCTGGCAACCGAACTCTTTCCGCATCCCCACTCCTAATGGTGATACTTACATTTCCTACGCCAAGCTAGACCCGTTTGCCAGTTTCCTTGGACTCACGGCTGATTTTGTGGACAAAATGAGCCAGCTAAGTGAGAACCACAGGCAAGACGGATTACAAATGTTTGCTACAGCTATCGGTATTGCTTTTGCTAAGAACGTCACCAACAAGACCTACCTAGCGTCCCTTAAGCAGTTTGACGAAGCCATCTCGCAACCAGATCGGTTTATGGAAAAGTTTGTGCAAACAAAAGTCGGGTCGTTGGTTCCTTCTGCTGTTGGAGGCTTGGCCCCGTTGTTTAACAACGAAGAGCTGGCTGAAGTTCGTACTATCGGTGACGCTATTCTTTCTAGAATCCCAGGAGCCAACGCTGTAGAGAGTAAGCGGAATATGCTTGGAGAAAAAATAACCAGAAACTCTCCTTCTGTTGTTGATTATCTTGTTCCTACTGCTGTATCTAAAGATAAGAATGACGCAGTAATGAATGAACTTTCGAGACTTCAGCACGGATTTAGAAACCCAAGCACAAAGCTAAACGGGCTTGAACTACTAGATTATTCTATGCAAAACGGACAGACTGCTTATGACCGATACATGGAACTTACTGGGCAAGTTAAACTAGCTGGCAAGACGCTACGACAAAGCCTAGACAAGCTAATCAAAAGCACTCAGTACCAGAGGTTACCAGAAGATAGGCTTTATTCTGTTGATGATTCCCCTCGTATTTCTGAAATCAAGAAAGTAGTCAACAAGTACCGCCAACAAGCTAGGCTTCAACTACAACGTGAACTTCCAAAAGTCAAACAGCAACTTCGAGTTGTGGAGCAAATTAAGGAAGGAAGAAGGTCTGGTAGGAGTGTTGAAGGTTTGATTCAGTCTCTACAGGGAGTTTAAGTTGTGGCTAATTCATACGTTACTTTTCTTGATTATACTGGAAGTGGTAAAACTGAATATACAATTCCTTTTAATTTTTTAAACCCAGAACATATAAAAGTATCTTCAGCTAATACAAATGGTTTAAGTAATCCTTACTTATGGAATTATATTCCTATATTAACTTGGAACAACAATTTAGTAGACGGAGAAACTAGTTACCCATTTGGAACTTATTCTGTTGTTTTTGAAAATGGAGTTAATAAAATTAAATATGCTCCAATTTCTGCAAATCAAACACTTAATGTTACAATATATAGAAGGACTCCTTATTTAAATACAACCTATTTTTCAAATGGAAGTCCAATTCAAGCTTCTGATTTAAATTCTATTCTTTTACAAAGTGCATATAGCATAGAGGAAACTATTGAAGCTGTAGATTCTGTTAGTATTTTTAAAGTAATTTCTGAACTTAATAATAAAGTATCTAAAACTGGAGATAATTTAACTGGTGCATTAAGTGGTGTAACATATTTAGCTCTTACAGATACAGGTCAAGGAATACTTGCACCGCAAGTACAACTTCAAGGTGGAACTATTAGAAATGTTCCTACACCTGCTTATAATACCGATGCAGTTAATAAGGCTTATGTAGATGGGCTTACTTTAAGCGGTGGAAGCCAGCCTGTAATAGCGAATGATTCAATTACATCAGAACTTTTAAGGAAAGTAGTTGGAGAAGAGGCCGTAACTTCTACTGCAATTAGAACTGGAGCAGTAACTTCTACAAAATTAAATTCAAATTCTGTAACCGCAGATAAACTTGTTTCAAATGCAGTAACAAGTGTAAAAATAAATAGTGGGGCAGTAACTACTTCAAAAATAGCCCAAAATGCTGTAACTTCTACAGCTATAAATAATGGAGCAATAATAGAAGATAAAATAGGAACTGGAGCTGTAACAAATACAAAACTTGGTACGGGAGCTGTAACAAATGATAAAATTTTAGATGGTACTATTACTGCTGAAAAACTAGTTGTTTCTGGTTTAAATGGGAATTCACTTATAACTAATAATACTCTTCCATATACTAAACTTCAAGATTTTAATGGTAACTGGACTACAAACGATATTAATTTAACATCAGCAAAGATCACCTCAACTGCAACTTCTATAGAAGCTCCTAATGCCACTCTTACTGCTTCAAAATTTATTCAAAATAAAACCCTTACTTATTTGGAAACTAATAGTGATTTTGTAAATGAAGGCTATATAAATTTATTTTCTGGGAGCGTAAAATTTGATTCTTCAAACACACCAAGTCAGAATTCTTTAAAAGAATTAGAGACCACAACACCCGAAGTTTTTTTTGATTGGTATTCTCCAAGTAACGGATTTTACTCATTTGATATAAGACTAACAAAACCAAGTGTTGCAGGTTCTAGGTATGGAAAAACTCTTTTTAAGTGGCAACGTAGGGGAGGACAAAATGCTGGGAATGGACTAGGAAGCGACTTTAGTTCAGTACACTATTCTCAATTTTTTTACCGAACTAAAGCCAACATTCCTTTTAATGTAACAGCAATAAATCAAAATCCAATATTTTCGCTAGACGGGTTAGAAATAACTCCTTTAGCAAATTCTGGAAGAATAATTATTAATAATACAAATCAACCAGCTAAAACATTTTTAATTACCCTATCTGGATTTGTTATAGATTCTTCTGGTCGTCTAGGATATTTATATATAAAGCCACTATGTGATGAATACTCAGTATCATCGGCTGTTGCACCTAAAAGCGTATATTATTTAAAATTTGATCAAACTGCTAGAGCTACCTATTCATTTAACATAAAATCAATATTTACTGTAGGAGCAAATAGTATGGGAACATTTGCTTGTGAGTATTATTATACTGATTCAAACGGAAACACTCCAGCCCAATCAGTAGAATTAGGATTTGGATTCCCATTAGGTACAATACCAGGGTCAAGTACTGCCCTTCGTGCTCCCGAAGAGTGGACAAATAACAGAGTAAATTTTAACGATTCTATAGTTGATTTATTAATAGAAAGAATTTAATGAGCCAACAACTTAACAGAGCAATAGGCCGTCTTGAAGGCAAAATTGACACCATACTTGTAAACCAAGATGAGTTTAAAGCTACTTTTTCTAAGCACGATGAACGTTTACGAAAGTTAGAAGGTCAACACATGAAAGCTTTAGGTTTTTTTGGTACTATTATGGTATTTTGTAATTGGGCATGGGATGTAATAAAACAAAAGTTATGAGACAACAAGACGAGGTAACAAGAGTAATGGAAGAGCTTCACGTTGAGCTTGCCAATGAGTTCTTGAGGAGAGTCAAAATGGGTGATGCAACGCCAGCCGACCTTAACGGAGCAAGGCAGTTTTTAAGAGACAATGGGATTGACGCTGTAGCTATGCGTGGGTCGCCACTTCAAAAACTAGCTATGGTATTGCCGTTTGAAGAACAACAAGTAATAGAAGCTCCAGCAAAAACTTTCAGCTTGCCAGCACCCTATCAAGTAGATAAGGCTGTTGCAGTATGAAAGCACGGGATTATAAGAAAGAATATAGAGACTACCACGGCAACCCTTTGCAGATTAAACATAGGGCTAAACGCAATTCTGCTCGAAGATTAATGATTCGTAAGTATGGTAAATCAAAGGTTAAAGGCAAAGATATTGACCACAAAGACGGAAACCCTATGAATAACTCTAGCTCCAATCTTAGGATTACTTCTATTAAATACAACAGAGCCAAACACTAGGCTCAGTAAAACACAAGGCGGTTCATGCAACTAGACCCTAGATTAAAGGACTTTCGTAATTTTTTATACATGGCTTGGGGACATCTAGGTCTCCCTACTCCTACAAAGGTTCAATACCAGATTGCAGAGTACCTTCAGCACGGGCCAAAGCGGTGCGTTATCCAAGCCTTCCGAGGGTGTGGTAAAAGCTATGTATCTGCTGGGTATGTCTTATGGAGGCTTCTTCTTGACCCCAAACTGAACTTCTTGGTTATTTCAGCCAGCAAAAGCCGTTCTGACGATTTCTCAACTTTCTGTTTACGTCTCTTAAGCGAGATGCCCCTGCTCGAACACCTAAAGCCCACCGAAGAACAGCGTTGCTCCAAGGTTGCCTTTGATATTAATGGTGCTCCTGCTTCACAGGCTCCTAGCGTCAAGAGCATCGGTATTACAGGGCAGATTACAGGTAGCCGAGCTGATGTAATTATTGCAGATGACGTAGAAGTTCTTAACAACTCTGCTACCGAGGGGATGCGTCACAAGTTGTCGGAAACAATCAAGGAGTTTGATGCGGTTATCAAGCCTCTGGAGACCAGCAAGGTGATCTACTTGGGAACCCCGCAGAGCTACAATAGTATTTACAAGATGCTTCCAGAGCGAGGCTTTAAAACTTGCGTATGGCCTAGCCGTTACCCTACAGAAACAGAACGCATAGCTTATGGTGATTCTTTTGCTGTTGATCTGCGTGACGAACTGCATAACGACCCCGCACTATTAGGCAAGCCCACAGACCCCCAGCGGTTTAGTGAGGCCGACCTTATGGAACGTGAGGCCAGCTATGGTCGTTCTGGGTTTGCTTTGCAGTTCCAGCTAAACACCAGCCTATCCGACCACAATAGGTATCCCCTCAAGCTGTCTGACTTGATTGTGATGACCCTTAACCCAGATATGGGGCCACAAAAAGCTGTATGGGCATCTAGTCCAGAACTGGCATGGAACGAATTACCCAATGTCGGCCTTAACGGAGACAGGTTCTACAGGCCAATGAGCATCGTAGAACCTTGGGTTAAGTACGATGGCTGTTGCATGAGCATTGACCCCTCTGGTAAAGGCAGGGATGAGACAGCCTATGCAGTAGTAAAGATGCTTCACGGACAGCTATTCTTGGCTGAAATAGGCGGTTTAATGGAGGGTTATAGCCCTAAAAGCCTAGAGGCTCTAGCTGAAGTAGCCAAAAAGCATGGTGTAAATGCTGTAATCATCGAAGAAAACTTTGGTGGCGGTATGTTTACCAGCCTCATCAAACCCGTGTTTGCCCGTATACACCCGTGCAACATAGAAGAAGTTCGTCATAGCAAACAGAAAGAAGCTCGTATTATTGATGTCTTGGAGCCTGTTATGAGTAGCCACAAGCTAGTAGTAGACTCTGATTTAGTACGAAAGGACTATGCAGATTGTGATACCAGAGGATTAGATACCGCACTCAAATACAGCCTATTCTACCAGATGAGCCGTATTACAAGGGATAGGGGTGCTTTATCCAATGATGACCGACTCGATGCTTTAGCTATGGCTGTCCAGTACTGGGTAGAGCAAATGGGCAGAGATACAGACTTGGCGTTGGTAGAACAAAAAGATCGACTTTTAGACGAAGAGCTGGCTAAATTTGCTGAAGGAGTATTTGGCAAAAAACTTAAACAATCTAACTGGATAACAAGATAACGGCTATGTCAGATTGGACTCTTAACAGATCAACGATGAAGTGGGAACGACCTGCTCCTTCTTTTAGTGCTCCTTTACCCACCCCCAAAGCCCCTCAAACTACCCCTACCCAACCACAGGCTTCCCAAAAAAGCTCTACAATGCCTCAAAATGAGCCTACAATGGCCTTTAAAATGAACTTAAATAGCGACCAAATAGATTCCATTACAGGCATCATTAAAGACTCAGCAAAAGCCATTATGAGTGCAGAAGGAGTATCTACCATCCAATCTGGACGTAAAGAAACTTATGGTTTTAGAGAAGGTAACCCAGGATACCAAGAAGTAACCAACGCTGTAAAGCAATATGGAGCAACTAGCGAACAGGCCACCAATGCTGTAGCTAACCAGCTTTCTTCAAAGCTAAAGGTTGTAGGGCTACCCAATGTTACCGATGCTGGCATGATTGGAGCCATTATGTCTGTTGCACACATGAGGGGTGATTCTGGTGCTAGGGCTATTCTTAACTCAATCGGTACAGGCTCTGACAAGATCGAATACAGCCGTAAAGACATCTCACCAGAAGCCCTTAAAGTTCTTAATGGGATGAGTGCTGGAGAGTTCCACACCAAGCTACGGCAAGCCAGAGAGCTGTATGACAAGACCCATTACTGGAACAAGACAGACAGCATCAAGATGGCTAATGGTAACACCCAAACAGGTAGATGGGGTGACCTATTTGGTAAAGGGCTTATCAACCGATACAATGATGAATATAAGACTTTCAGTAGGCTATCTGGTGGCTCCCCTACGGGGTAACACAATATAAAGAAGAGTTGTTACAAGCCTAGACTTAAGTTGTTTATACTTAATAGTTTATAGTTTTCCCTTATGGGAATTGTCTGTATAGTAGAGGGAGACGATCTGATTCTCCTTACTTAAACGAATCTTAAGGGGGTATAGTTTAAGGTCACTTTATGGGGGTAAGGGG